CCGGCGCAGAAATTATGCAAACTGTAAATGAATACTACATCTACAATGACAAGGTTGTTACTGGTTCTTCTTCAAATTTTGGTCCTGTTGGGGTTAGGATTACTACCGACTCTGTTCTTTCTATCGTGTCTGGCCTTATGGACAGCCGCAGAGCAGTAGTTCTATCTTACCTACACAAGGCAATCAAACCATTAAACCAGTTGCGTATGATTGAGGATGCGACAGTTATCTATCGTATCTCAAGAGCACCTGAACGCCGTATTTTCTACATTGACGTTGGTAACCTACCAAAACTAAAGGCAGAACAATATCTGCGTGATATTATGGTCAAGTACAAGAACAAACTGGTGTACGATGCAAACACTGGTGAAGTACGTGATGACCGTAAGTATATGTCTATGCTGGAAGATTTCTGGTTACCACGCCGTGAGGGTGGTAAAGGTACAGAAATCACCACACTACCAGGTGGACAGAACCTGGGTGAACTGGAAGACGTTAAGTATTTCGAAAAGAAACTATACAAGTCTTTGAACGTTCCAATCTCCAGACTTGAACCAAACCAAGGATTCTCTATCGGTCGTGTGGCAGAAGTTACAAGAGATGAATTGAAGTTCTCCAAGTTTGTTGACAGACTACGCAACAAGTTCTCGGAAGTCTTTGACCATGCATTGCGTGTACAGTGTGTGTTAAAAGGTATTTGTACCGCAGAAGAATGGGATACATTCAAAGAAAGCATCTATTACGATTTCATCAAAGATAACAACTTCACAGAGTTGAAGGATGCAGAATTGATGAAGGAAAGATTATCACTTCTTGGTGCAATCGACCCTTATGTTGGTGCGTATTACTCTCGTGCATGGGTTCTCAGAAATGTCCTACGCATGAACGATGATGAAATTGAGGAAATGGAATCCGAAATTGAATCAGAAAAAGAACAGGGTATTGGACTGCCAACAGAGGTTACCACATCAGTTGCACAACAACAAATGATGGGTCAGGTTGATGCAGAGAACCAAGTCGCACTTGCAAAAGCAATGCCACAACCACCAGCAAACGGTGCTGCGAAACCTACAACAAACAATAAAACAACTCAGGCGCAACCAAAATCAAAACCGGCAAATAAATCTACGGCAGATTTGACTTTGGAGAATGGTACTTTTACCAGATTGAAGCGAATACTATAAATATTTTATTAGGAGAAAATTATGGATCCAAGACAAATTGTAGACTATGCTGATAACGATGAAGCCAAAGAAATGCGTGATGCATTCTATGCTGCTCTACAAGATAGAGTTATGGCTCACATCGAAGATAAGAAGATGGAAATTGCAAAAACTATGTTCAACCAACAGCATGACCCAATGGCAACAGCTGTAGATGAACCTGTTACTCCTGAAGAAGCAACTGAAGAATTACCATCAGAATAATAGGAATAAAAAATGGCAAATAGTTATTCATATCAAGTTCTAAAAGATGACACACAACACGTTGTCATCAAACTTACCGGAAAGTTCGACGGTTCTGACCAAGAAGATAACATCTATAGAATTCAGGCAAACACATTTTATGGTGCGTTGGATGCAAACAATGTACCCTTGCGTTCCGCATTAAGTGTTTCTAACACAGCAAAACCATACTATGGATTGACAGTAAACCGTTTATGGTATGATACAGATACATCTTCAGGTTCTGTGGAACTATACTGGTCAAACACAGCCAGCAGCACTGCTGAAGATGGTGTACCATTGTTCTTTATGCAGGGTAATGGAGAATTCGACGGTAACGGAAACTGGAATACAATTCAAAATCCAACCGTAGGACCTAACAACAACGGTGATATTGCAATTCACACAAGAGGTCAAGTTGCAAATGCATCATACACAATTATCTTAGAATTGCGTAAAGACAATGCACACTATCAGCGTGGTCAGTTTAACGATCCTGCTGCATTTAATTATGGTCAATATGCTATCCGTCCATAAGGAAACAACATGAAACTTATTACCGAATTAACAGAAGAGGTCAAATACCTTACAGAAGAAAAAGATGGTAGAAAAACTCTATACATCGAAGGACCTTTTCTAGTTTCTGAAGCAGTCAATCGTAACGGCAGAAAATACATGCGTGAAACCATGGAAAAAGAAGTACGCCGTTATACAGAAGAATACATTAACAAAAATCGTGCCTTTGGTGAACTAGGACATCCTGACACCCCAAGCATCAACCTTGACCGTGTATCTCACTTAAACGTGGGTCTACGCCAAGAAGGTAATGTTTGGATAGGCAAAGCTAAAATTCTTGACACACCTATGGGTAACATTGCAAGAAGCCTTATTGAAGGTGGTGCTCAACTAGGAGTATCATCTAGAGGTATGGGTTCTCTGAAAGCCATAAACGGTGTTAACGTAGTTCAAGATGACTTTCATCTAGCCACAGCGGCAGATATTGTAGCTGATCCTTCTGCACCTGGTGCTTTCGTACAAGGTATTATGGAAGGTAAAGAATGGATGTTGGTAGACGGTATTTGGACAGAAGTTCAATATGAGGCGGCCAAGAAACAAATCAAAGAAGCCTCAATGAAAGATATTGAAAAAGTAAGTCTGAAAATATTCGAAAACTTCATCAAAAATCTTTAATTATAAATATCCAATATAAAAATCAAGGAGATTCTCAACATGGGAAAAAATAATCTAGCTGATGCCGCTAAAGCAGTTCTGATGAATGAAGGCGCTAAGGAAACTTTTGATGCTAACATTTCAGCAAAGCGTAGTGGTCAAGACGGTTCACAAAAGTTACCTACATCTGTTGCATACGGCACAAAAGATGCTGGTGAAGTTGCTGGTGTTGTTGACAAAAAAGACGACCAAGCTGGTGACTACACAAAAGGCGTACCTACAGCAGCAGCTCCAGGCGCAACACCACCTGTTGGTTCTGAGCCAGCTAAGAAGTTAGCCACTCAGCCACAAGAAACACAAGGCGCAGAGAACGCAGTTGCACAAGCAGAACCAACATCTTACGAAAATATTCGTGACCGTGTTAAGGCAAAACTTGCACAACAAACATTCCAGTCCAATCCTGGTGCCACATTCCAATCTTATGGTGAAGAAACCGAATCTTCTGAAGAAGTAGTTGCAGAAGAAAAAGAAAAAGAAGGTGAACACGAGGACGAAGCACAAGACAAAGCACTCATCAAGAAAATGATGAAGAAAGAAAAAATGAAGGAAGAAATGCAGTCTGACGTTGACGCTCTTCTTTCTGGTGAAAATCTTTCAGAAGATTTCAAAGAAAAGGCTACCACAATTTTCGAAGCAGCCGTTGTTGCAAGAACATCTGCATTGATGGAAGAAATTGAGGAAGCATTGGTAGAAGAATTCGAACTTGCCGTTGAAGAAGTCAAGAATGAATTGGCACAGAAACTAGATGATTACATCGGTTATATGGCTGAAGAATGGATGAAAGAAAACCAATTGGCAATCGAAAAAGGTCTACGTGCTGAAATCGTTGAAGAATTCATCACTGGTCTAAAAGGACTATTCGAAGAACATTACATCGACATTCCAGAAGAAAAAGTAGACGTTGTTGAAGAATTGACAACAAAGGTCGAAGAACTGGAAGCACAAATCAATGAGCAAATTCAATCTAATGTTGAGTTGCACAAAGAACTAAACGAACACAAAAAGAATGAGGCTGTACATGCAGTATGTGAAGGCCTAACGCAGACACAGGTAGAAAAGATGAAACAACTCGCAGAGAGTGTGGAGTTCACTACCGATGAAGAATTTGCAGACAAACTAGTAACTCTGAGAACATCTTATTTCACAGAGGCTGTTAAATCTGCTGACAGTTCTGCATTGAACGAGGAAGTAATCGTTGAGGAAGACAAGAAGCCATCTACTTCTGTTGACCCAATTATTGCTGCCGTAGCATCTACACTTTCAAAATCCACGGTAAAATAAATAAAATACCGTTTTAGAAACTAACAAGGAGAAATAAAACATGTTTCTATCTGAAGAACTACAACAAAAATGGCAACCTGTTCTGGAGCACCCAGAACTAGAATCCATTAAGGATCCATATAAGAAGGCAGTTACTGCTGTTATTCTTGAAAACCAACAGCGTGAAATGACAGCTGCTGCACAGCAGTTGAATGAAACCACATATTCTGCTGCACCTACAAACGTTACTGGCGCTGGTGTCCAGAACTTCGATCCAATCTTAATCAGCTTGGTTCGTCGTGCTCTGCCTAACCTGATTGCTTATGACGTTGCTGGTGTTCAGCCAATGACTGGACCTACAGGTCTTATCTTCGCAATGCGTGCTAAGTACAATGCACAAGGAACCGCAGGTTCTGGTGATGCAAACGAAGCATTCTTCAACGAAGCTAACACAATCTTCTCAGGTCTAAGCTCTGGTGCAGGTGGTTCATTCGGTTTTGCTGGTAACAACACAACTGACGTTTCTACAAGCGCAGTTCGTGACTTAACAGCTAACGCATTCACAACTGGTGTTGGTATGTCAACAGCAACTGCTGAAGGTCTTGGTGCAGATACCTCTACAGGTATGTTCAACCAAATGGCATTTAGCATCGAAAAGGTTACTGTTACCGCTAAGAGCCGTGCATTGAAGGCTGAATACTCTCTAGAACTTGCACAAGACTTGAAGGCAATTCATGGTCTTGATGCTGAAACAGAATTGTCTAACATTCTGTCTACAGAGATTCTTGCTGAAATCAACCGTGAAGTTATCCGTACTATCTACACTGTTGCTGTTCCTGGCGCACAGTATGGTACTACAACTGCTGGTACATTCGACTTAGACACTGACTCTAACGGTCGTTGGTCTGTTGAACGTTTCAAGGGTCTGATTTTCCAAATCGAACGTGATGCTAACGTTATCGCTAAGCAGACTCGTAGAGGAAAAGGTAACGTTCTGATTGTTTCATCAGACGTTGCATCCGCAATGGCTATGGCTGGTGTTCTACAGTACACACCTGCTCTAAGCGCTGACCTACAAGTTGACGATACAGGCAATACATTTGCTGGTATGTTGCACGGTCGTATCAAGGTCTACATCGACCCATACTTCGGTGGATACACTTCTAACCAAGAATTGGTAACAATCGGTTATAAGGGTTCTTCACCATACGATGCTGGTCTGTTCTACTGCCCATACGTTCCTCTACAAATGGTTCGTGCAGTTGACCAGTACACCTTCCAACCAAAAATCGGATTCAAGACTCGTTACGGAATGGTTGCAAACCCATTTGCTGAGGGTACCGATGTTGGTCAGGGTCGTCTGTCAGCTCGTGCTAACAAGTATTACAGAATTTTCCAAGTGAAAAACCTAATGTGATTTTATTCACG